AGCAGTAAATACCGCTACTGGAGTAGTAGGAGATGCGGCAGGAGCAGTAGGAGATGTCGCTGGAGCAGTAGGAGATGTCGCAGGTGGTGCTGTTGGAGCAGTTGAAGATACCGTTGGAGCAGTAGGAGATGTCGCTGGAGCAGTAGGAGATGAATTAGGAAGAGTTCCCGGTAATCTAAAAAAGATAGTCACCGATCCTTTAGGATCTGTTAAGACAGCTATGTTAGGCGCAACTGAAGGAATTGGAGCAGGTGCAACCGCAATAGGAGATGGTGGAAAAGGTTCTCTAGGAAAACTCAGACAAAATAACCCATTCTTAGCTGCTAAAAAAGGTAAAAAATCTGGTAGAGGTTCCGCTAAATTTAGACGACCTACCTCTTCTTTAGGTAAAATTAAATAATAATAATTAATGGAAACTATTAGCGTTAATTCCTTTGAAGGGGAAAAACAAGGTAAAGTAGCTGGAATGTATACTAACCTTTCTTCAGGTCGTTGGACATTTTTAGATAGGGCAAGATCAGCATCCGAAATAACTATACCTTCCTTATTACCTGCTGATGGACATACAGGTTCTTCGATCCTACCTAGTCCTTATCAATCTATAGGAGCAGAAGGTATAAATAATTTATCTAGTAAGTTATTACTTTCCCTACTCCCTCCTAATGCACCCTTTTTTCGTTTAGTTATAGATGATGCTGAATTAGAAGCTTTAGTAGCAGAAAAAAAAGGACAAGCTGAAGAGGCTTTAGCGAAGATTGAACATATGGTAATGCAGGAAATTGAGGTGAGAGCATTTCGAGTTCCTATATCAGAAGCTTTAAAGCATTTACTTATTGCTGGTAATGTTTTAATCCACTTACCTGATAAAGAAAAGATGAGAGTCTTTAAATTAGATAGGTATGTGGTTAAACGAGATTCGATGGGGAATGTTTTAAAGATAATTATCAAAGAATCTCTTTCTCCTTTATCCCTTCCAGATAATGCAAAGCAATTACTTCCCACACCAGAGGAAGATGAGATTTCAAATTCCACCGTAGATCTTTATACTTGTGTATATTGGTCAGGTAAATCTTGGAAAGTTCATCAAGAATTAGAAGGAGAAGTTGTACCCGGAAGTGAAGGTTCTTATCCTAAAAATAAATGTCCGTTTCTTGCTCTTAGATTCACTCATATAGATGGAGAAGATTACGGTAGAGGATTTGTAGAAGAATATATTGGAGATTTAAAATCTTTAGAAACTTTAACAAAAGCTATAGTAGAAGGAAGTGCGGCAGCTTCTAAAGTTTTATTCTTGGTTAGACCTAATGGATCAACCAGAATTAAGACATTAGCCGACTCTCCAAATGGTGCTATTGTAAGTGGAGATGATCAAGATGTTTCCACATTACAGTTACAAAAATCTGCTGATTTCCGTGTGGCACAAGAAACGATCAGAACATTAGGAGAAAGATTGTCACGTGTGTTCCTTATGAACTCTTCAGTTAGAAGGGATGCAGAAAGAGTTACAGCAGAAGAAATTAGAATTGCATATCAAGAATTAGAGATAGCATTAGGTGGAGTATATTCTATTCTATCTCAAGAGTTTCAACTTCCCTTGGTTCAACTCATTATGAACAAAATGCAAAAGGAGAAGAAGTTACCGAAGTTTCCTGATGAGTCTTTGAAACCTATGATAGTCACAGGTGTTGAGGCACTTGGGCGTGGACAAGACTTAAATGAGCTAGCAGGATTCTTACAACATTTAACACCTCTCGGACCAGAAGTAGTTAAGAGTGAGTTAAATGTGGGTGAATATATTGACCGTTTAGCGGCTTCACTTGGGATTGATTCTCAAGGGTTGTTGAAAACCGAGGAACAGAAACAACAAGAACAACAAGCAATGCAACAGCAACAAGAACAGGCAATGCAACAGCAAATGATAGCTAAAGTAGCAACTGATGTCGCACCCGAACTTGCTAAAGGAGCAATGCAACAACCTAATTAAGGAAGGAAATTATGGCGAATACAAATGTAATAGAAACACACGAAGATCAAGCTCCTGAAAGTCAAGAACATATACAGGAGATGATTGACAAAGCTGAAAAGGTTCAGAGTGTTCCACGTGTTGATGGACAACCTACATGGTTGCCTGAAAAATTTGAGAGTCCAGAAGATTTAGCAGAAGCTTATTCTCAACTGGAACAAAAATTATCCACACGTGACACTCATCAAACAGAAGATGTAGAAGTAACCCAACCTTCTTCACTTCCTGAAACTGCCTCTGTAAATGAAGTAAGGGAGGCATTAGGAAAACAAGGAATAGATTTCAATAAATATGCGTATGAATATGCACAAAATGGAATAATAAGTGATCAATCTTATGGAGAATTAGAACAACAAGGACTCTCTGAAGATGTAGTGAATACATGGATAGCAGGACAAGAAGCTATCGCAAATCAAACAGTTGCTCAAGCTCATGAATCAGTAGGTGGATTAGATGAATATAATTCATTGTTAGAATGGGCAGGTAACGCATTACCAGAAAGAGAAATAGAAGCTTTCAACCGTGCTATAGAAAATCCGAATACAGATGATGTAGTCTTTGCTGTAAAATCTTTACACGCAAGGAGACTGATGGAGGATGGACAAGCACCAACACTTTTGCAGGGTGATACTGGAGGAACAAGAGTAGGCTCTTTTCAGTCCGTAGCTCAACTGACTAAGGCTATGAATGATCCTCGTTATCAAAACGACCCTGCTTATAGGGATGAAGTGACATCTAAATTATCACAATCATCCATTATGTAATACTCCTTAATACTACAGACATAGTAAATAAAGCCCATTGAGGTGGATAACTTTGATTGAACAGTTGTGGTTATAAACGGAGACTTTTATAACTAAATGCTGGAATTAAATCTAGCGTAACTTTAATCAAAAAGGAATAATATGGCACTTCAAGGAGCCGGAACCGCTTTGAACGCTGCTGCACAACGTAGTGGACAAAGCCACGCAGATGGTGACGTAAGGAATTTATATTTAAAACTTTACGCAGGTGAAGTCATGACAGCGTTTCAAACAAGAAACATCATGATGAACCATTGCCGAGTCCGTTCAATTAAGAATGGTAAATCTGCACAATTTATTATAACAGGGAAATACCGAAATGCAGAATACCATACACCGGGTAATGAGATCATGCCGGATGTGGTATCGAAAAATCTAGAAAGGGTAGTCTCTGTTGATGATCTTTTAATAGCTGCTCAATTCATCCCTAATATTGATCAAGCGATGCAGCACTTCGACATCCGTTCAGTCTATACACAGGAATCAGGTTATGCTCTTGCAAAAGCGGCTGACCAGAATATCCTCCGTATGGCTGTAAAAGCGGCATTGTCAACTAATCAGCAACGAGCAAGTAAACTGATTCAAGATTACGATCCTCTTGCTTCTACTAAACTTACAGATGAAGATTTCACAGAGAATGTAACTTATGCCGCTAGCTTTGCTAATTCAAAGAAGGCCGCCTATTTCATGGAAGGCTTAATTGAAGCCAAACGTGTCTTAGAAAGTGCGGGTGCACCTCTTGAAGATCTAGTCTGTGTAATGGCTACTGATCAATATTACTCATTGTTTAAGACAGTATCAAACACTGAAGCTATCTCATCTTTGACAATGTTTAATAGAGATGTTGGTGGAGGTGGATCAGTTAAAGATATTGATCTTCCAATGATTGCAGGAATTCCTGTAGTTAGAACTCCTCATCTTGGATCTTTAGGTACTACATGGACAGGTTCATTGTGGTCTACTGCTAACCCTGCACTTACAACTGGTCAAGCACCACTTGCAAATACCGCAGGATCAGGTAGGGCTGCTCATTATAATTTACCAGCATCTTATTCTGGTGTTGTAAATGATGGTAGTAACAATGGTCCTACTGCTGGTCAAGATGGTACTTCTACTGTAAACTTAGAGGACGAATCTCTCAAGGTTCGTGCTATAGTGATGCACAAGGATGCAGTTGCTACTGTGAAATTAATGGATCTTTCTGTTGAGTCTGAGTATCAGATTGAACGTCAAGGTACTTTGATTGTTTCTAGGTATGCAATGGGTCATAACGTACTACGTCCAGCAATGGCTGTAGCACTGATGGCTCCTGCTACTGCATAAACTAAATAGAGGGCAACAGGAGGTTCTCTTCCAAACGGAGTGGACCTTCCTCTCTCCATTGCCTCCTGCTCTGCCCTCTTTTCTTATATAAAATATATGGCAACATTAACATCCACTTCAAAATTAGACGCTGTAAATTCAATTCTAATTGGTATAGGTGAAGCACCTGTGAACACATTAGGATCAGGATTACAGGAAGCAGAAATTGCTGAAGTTACTTTAGATAATGTGAGTAGAGAAATACAATCAAGAGGATGGACTTTTAATACAGATATAAGATACACACTATCAAAAAACTCAGACGGTATAATAAATTTACCTTTAAATTGTTTGAAAGTAGATGTGACCTCAGTTCTTAGAGATTATAATACAGATGTAGTGGAAAGAGATAGAAAATTATATGATAGAATTAAAAATTCTTTTGTATTCACAGAAGATATTGAAACAGATATAGTAGTTCTTTTAGAATTCCATCAACTACCTGAGAATGCTAGAAGATTTATAACTTTAAGAGCCGCTAGAAAATTTCAAGAAAATATTTTAGGATCATCAACTCTTTCACAACTTCAAGCAGATGAAGAACAGAATGCTCTTTTTGCTCTAAGAGAGGCAGAAGCAGAAGTAGGAGATTATACTATATTTGATCAATACGACACTTACCGTCATTTAGATAGACATGTAAATACAACTAATTCTACACTAACATAATATGGCATTAGTTTCCAAATCAATACCCAATCTTATTAATGGTGTATCTCAACAACCACCAGAAATAAGATTACCTTCACAAGGGGAAATTCAGGAGAATGGCCTCGCTTCAGTAGCTAAAGGATTAGAAAAAAGACCCGGTAGTGAAGTAATTCAAAAATTAAATTTCACACCTACTGGTTCTTACCTTATTCATTCTATCCGTAGAGATGAGAATGAATCATACACTATGATTTTAGGTAAATCTGGAACAACAAAATTCTTAAAAATATTTGATAGTGCAGGTAATGAGATGCCTGTACAAGGAAGTAATAATGCTCAAACTCCCACCTTTGCTACATTAGCTGATTCCCACCTTACGTATTTCTCTGAAGTAACCGACTTTGCAACAGAAGTTAAGGCTACTACAGTTACCGATACCACCTTTTTTGTTTCCAATAATAAAGTAGTTACACGTGCTGGTGCAAATAATAAGACATCTCGTCAAGATAGTGGTGATTACCTATCTTCACGTGGTTCAGATGGACTAGCTTCTGGTTCTTATGAAGCTTTAGTGTATGTTAAACAAGGTGGATTTAATAGTAAATATGTCATTAAAATTAAAGTTGGTAGTACATTTTATAAAGTTGCTTATCAAACTCCAGCCACACAACCAGTAACAAACCAAGAATATATTGGTACTGATACTATTGCAAAAGTATTAAAAGTTGGAGATAGTGCTCTTGATGGGACTGGATGGGGATCTTTCGATGCCACAGATGCCGCAGAGTTAAAAAAGACGGGTTTTGGTGGTAGGAAACCAGCAGAAAATGTGAACGAAGATGGTGATGCTGATGCGGATCATTGGAATGGATTTGATGATGTTGGAGGTATGCCTTCAGGTATGACTTGCACACTAAATGGTAGTGTATTACATTTCAAACATACTTCAGATTTTTCCATTACCACAACTGACTCTCATGGTGATACAGATATATTTGCTGTAAAGGGTGCAATAGGAGAAGGTTCGGTTCGTAGTTTTTCTTATTTACCTGCCGAGAATGTTCCTAAAGATTTTGTTACTAAAGTATCAGGAGATGATACTGAACAAGAAGATGATTTCTATGTTAAATATGAAGCAGATGATTTAGGTAAAGGAGTTTGGAAAGAGTGCATCGGACCATCCTTAGATCAACATTTTGATTTCGAGACTATGCCACATAGGTTAGTCAGGTTATTTGATGATTCTAAAATAACTTCTACAAATCCTTTAGGAATAACATTTGTATTTGAAGCAGTTACTAATACTACAGATGCAAGTAGGACTGTTGATGGTACTTCTAATACTGACTACTCAAGAATTGGATGGAATGCAAGATTAGCTGGTGATGATAATGGTAATCCATTTCCATCTTTTGTGGGAGGTACAATAACTGACATATTTTTCCATAAAAATAGAATTGGATTTTTAAATGATGAGAATGTAATTTTTAGTGAGGCTGGAAACTATTACAACTTTTTCCCTCTAACTGTGATAACTGGTTTAGATAGTAACCCGATAGATGTTACAGTATCAAATGATAAAGTCTCTCTTCTTAAACATGCAGTACCTTTTAGTGAATCACTTCTCTTCTTCTCAGAACTTCAACAGTTTAGATTAGGAGATCAAGGTTCCCTTTCTCCTGCTACTGTTTCTATAGATGTAACTACACAATTTGAAACAGATGCACGTGCTAAACCTGTATCAGTAGGAAGATATGTTTTCTTTGCTTTTCAAAGAGGAGAATTCTCTGGTATTAGAGAATATTTTGTAGATAATAGAAAAGAAGTAAATGATGCTGTGGAAATAACCTCCCATGTTCCACAATATATACCGGGAAAAATAACTAACTTAGTATCTTCAAGTAACGAGTCAATTCTAGTTTGTCAAAGTAGTACACAAAAACAGAATTTGTACATATATAAATATTATTGGCAAGCTCAAGATAAAATTCAATCATCTTGGTCAGTATGGAATTTTACTGATGAAATACTCAACTGTCAATTTATAGGTTCGACATTACAAATATTAATTAATAGACCAGATGGAGTATATTTAGAGAATGTAAATCTTTCTACTGACTCTTCTGTTGCAATCATGGAAGATAAGACTTCAGTTCTTTTAGATAGAAGAGTAAAGATGAAATCTTCTACAAGTGTAGATACATTCTCCGATCTTCCTTACACAGGTGTTAAAGATCTTACAATTACTACAGCCGGAACAGGATATACCGCAGGTAATTTAACTGTTTCAGGAGGTGGAGGAACTGGATTTACAGGAACTTTTACTGTAGGAGGAAGTGGTGAAATAGCTACTGTAACTATTACTAATAATGGAAGTGGTTATACTTCTCTACCTACAATCGGCTTTTCTACAAGTACAAGCGGAACTGTGGCTGTAGTTACTCCTACTATAGAATTACCTTCTGATATAGTATATGTAAATCAGAATGCACAGAAGGTTGCACAGGTAGATGTTGATACACAGATAGCAGCAGGAGATACTATATATGCAGGTGTACCATTTCTATTCAAATATGAATTTACTAGGTTTCTATATAAAGCAGAAGATACAGCAGTACAAACTGCAAAACTACAATTAAGAAATATAAATATATTATATAATAATACTGGATTCTTCAAATTAAGTGTTGATGTTTCACCATATAATATTAATGTTCCTGATCCAGACAATGTAGGATCTACTAAATCAATAACACCTCGTAAATCTTATAATAAAACATTTAGTGGATTTATAACTAATAGTTCCCAAATTGGTGAATACAAACTATTATCTGGAACATTTAAGAGTTCAATACTTTCTAATTCTTATAATTGTAAAGTTTCTTTAACTAATGATGAATACTTACCTTGTGCATTTCAAAGTGCAGAATGGGAAGGATTCCTACACATGAGATCTAGGAGAATATAATCTATGATAACTATGGGAACTGCCGCAGCAGTAATGGCTGCTGTTCAATTAGGTATATCTTTATACGGTGCTTACAAAGGTCAAATAGCCCAAGAAGAAGCTGAAGAAGAAGAAAGAAAAAGGAGAGAACAACTTAAAGTATTAGGCATACAAAAGTTTCAACAACAGCAAGGTATAGCATTAAATACATTATCTCAAATAGACAGAGCAGACAGTAGAGAAGCTGAAATTGAACAGAATATATTATTTGAACAAGCTTTAAAAAAGAAAAGATTAGAAGGTAAATTAGCATCAGCAGATATGATTTCAGGAGCTAGTACTAAATTTCTACTTAATAGAACATCTGGAGATATTTTACGAGGTACGGAAGCTATTAAACAAGATTTTAATATTAAAAGAGTTAATACATTATTTAAGAAAGAGTCAGTAATGGAAGGACTTAAAACAGATAGGCTTAATATGGAGTATGCTATAGCTGGTTTAACACCTCCGGGCGGTACAGATAGAACAGCTATGTATTTATCAATGGTTAATTCAGGACTCAGTTCAATGCAAACATACTATAAATATAAAGATATAAAATTTGGATCACCAGAAACCACTACTACTGCTTCTGAAGATTATATTCCGAGAGGGTTATAATGGCAGAACAATCATTTATTAGTCAGCAAGGATTTGAACCTAGCGTTAGTACTAAACAAATAAATCCTCAAAGTAGTATAAATGCTAGTGATATTCAATCAAAATATAATAGAAAAAAGGATGTCGCTCACAGCCTACTTAGCTTGAGTAAGACTTTTGTACAGGGTTTTGGAAGTAAATTAGAATATGATAGAGCAGTAGACCTAGCAGAGAAGAAGGTAGATAAAGAAAATCTACATTCAGCAGAAGTACTAGGAAGAGAGATGGCTGCTTCTAATAAAGAATGGAATTCCAGTACTGCAAGAGATATAATATTAAAAAGTATAGAATTTAGAAAAAGTAATCCTGAACTATTAAAAAAAATGGAATATGGTTTCCATTTAAAACAGGGTGAAGTATCTTTATCAACATGGAATTCTAAAATAAAAGATAATTCCGCAAGTGCAGTTGAATCGAAAGCTAGAGAATGGTTACAAGCTAGACAATTTGGACTTCCTACTGTTATAACAGGTCCAACAGGAGAACAAATTACTCAAAGAGTACCTTTTGATACAGAATTTAATCAATATTTAGGAGAATGGATTGAAGATACTAGAATAAGAGATCTAAAATACTTACTCAGTAACAATCCATATATGAAACATGTCCTAGCTAAACAAGGAAATAGGATAAATTATGATGATGTGTATTCAGAAGGTGCTAAATGGTTCAAAAAGTATAAAGTAACAGAAAAAAATGTAAAAGCTGATAATTTACTTAGGAATCAATATCCACTAAAAAGTCTAACTATACAAGAGTGGGTGAGTTCTGGTAGAAGGAAATTTAGAGAAGCTATAGGTGATACTAGAGATGAGGCAGATTTAAGAATACTAGATGTTTATAGAGGTAAGTTATTGGAAGATGCTGAACTAGGAGGTGATCCTCGTGATTTAGATCCTAATAATGGTTTATATAGTACAATAGATAAATTTCTAAAAGATAGTCCTGAAGGTGGAGTTTCTTTATTAGTTGCTACAGGCACTAAAGATAAAGCTAAAGAACTATTAACTTTGCTTGATAGAGTAAAAGATGCCGCATGGCAAGCTAATAAAACCAGAACTAAAAATCAAGATGAAAAAGATCTTTTACAGAAACAACAAAACGGAAGTAGGTTAGTAAGAGGTTTCTTACAACAAGGTATAAGTGCTAAAGGATCTAATGAAATTAGTAAAATTATAATTGATCTAGGTGAAGAGATACAAAAAGAATCAAGTCCATTATATGATGGTAGCACTATGACAGGAAGGATGACTGTTACTTCATTACAGACTAAATTACAATCATTAATAAAAGAAAAAAAAGCTGAAGAAGGAACTAAACAACCATTAGGATCTGATCAAGAAAAAGGGAAAGTAGAGACTCTTCAACAGATGGACACAATACTAGAAACATTTAAAAATGATAGTATATTTTCAACAAAAACATATGAAAATAAAGTAGTAGAGATAAATAGGATAACTGAAAGTCTAACAGAATTAGAAGATGAGTTTATAGAACAAGAGGAAGTAGGATATGAATGGAAAGGATACCTAGAATTTAAAAAGAAATTTACTGATAATAGAAATACATTATATAAATTAAAAACTGATTTACAAAATGCTGAAATTGAGAAACTAGATAATAATAAATTAGAAAAAAAGAAAACCGTTAATTTAAGATCAATACAAAAACAAACAGCACAAAATAATGCCCTAAGAAGTATTACCTCAATAGATATTAATAATCGTTTAGATACATATCTTAAAACTGGAAGTAATACTGAGATAGATGAGATTAATAAAATTTTAAATTACAATATGACTGTATTATCAGCTAATAGTAATAATACAGAGACTATATCAACTGAGTCACCTTTACGTAATGGTACACAAATTTCAGCTATTCGACAAAAAATAAGAATTATAAAAACTCAAAGACAAAATAAAATAGAAGCTGATAAAGGTAAACCAGTTCGTTCTGATCCTGAAACATATCAAAATTTGACTCAAGAGATAAATTCTTTACAGGATCTTTCAAAGCATCAACTATTTGATGAGAATGGTAAACCTAGTCCAAAAATAAAAAAAATTAGAAACTTAATAGATAAGGCACTCACAGATAAAAAGCTTTCTAATGAACATTATGCCTCATTAGATGGTGATATGGATGGAATTCAGAATAATTTAGAACAAGTACTAGATAGTGAGTACGGTACAAAAAGTACTTTTGATAATGCAGAAAGAGCTTTAAGAATGTTAGTCACTGGATCTGCTGATCAAGGTATAGATACCATTTTAGATGGAGATTCTTTAAATATATTAAATAACTTAAATACACATCTTCATACTTTTGATCAAAGATTAAAAAGAAGGTATCCTAGTATCTTTGGAGTAGGAGCAAGTCCACAGAATCATCCTATCAGAAGAGCAGTATTAGAAGGATATGTACAACATATGTCAGGTAAAAACACAAATGATAGTCTTCTTAAATTACACCGTATAAATGAAGTCTCAAGTGAAGGACAATCTATATTTAATGATAAAGAAAAAAAAATCTTTAATGAGATGTTATCTGAACCAGACTTTTCTACCTTATGGGGACAAATAAAATTTATAGATATGTCTGGGAGTAGGACAATACCTACTATTACTACTGATACTACTGGAACTACAATAGATACTTCTAATTCTAACACCAATGTAAATGAAATGATTCAAAATAAAGCAAAGACTATAGTAAAAGAAAGAAATTTAGGAATATTAGGAAACGCAGGAGATACTCTAGATGATTGGCTTGGATTTACTAAATAGAGAAAAGACTCAATAATAAATTAGGAGAAAAATGACAGAACTTTTAACAGATAATTCAACTGATATACTTCGTGAGTCAAATA